TCCAAAACATCGGAATATGCTGCCCCCGAATATCCCGTATCCCATGCCACAATCCCCCCATAAAGGGCTGAAATCTGCCCTTTCCTTGCTTCAAAGGCAATATTGCTATCTGCACCCTCTACCGAAGATATCACGCCATAATTCTTCGAATTTGAGATGATAACCCACTCATTGCGATAAATAGTGACTTGTATATATAATAAATCATCATTTTCATCATAAACCCATTCTGCTGGGGTGGGAGCACCAGCATTCATATAATCCTCTTCTGAATAATAATAATCATAATGGTCAAATACCTGTTGATAGGAACCCTGCTGCTCATTATTTTCAAATCTACCAAGTGCTCTCAGACCAGACGATGGTGCTAATACATTTTCACCAATCCCAGCCCACACATACGACGTCGATGGAACATTCGTAGTGGCTATCACATTATAAAATTTTATGAGAGAGCTTAATATAGATAGTCCATCTTCATCTTCAAGAGAGCCAATTCGACCATTTGCTATCGTGAAACCCCCGATGGAACCGGCATTTATAGCCCCTTCTATGGTAGCTTTCATAGCCATCAAATCACCCGTATTGCCATCCAAAGAGATATATGGAATAAAATTAGCATTAGAATAATCTGTTGATTCTACACCATTTATAGTTCCCTTCTGAGAGATAAGTTTCCCATTTTTAAAGATAAAATTAGCAATATTAGCAAATTCTGCCAACAAAGTACCCGTTGCAATACTTTCAAAACTTGCCCCAAAAGCAGTCCAATAATCACCCTCTGCGGGTGCCTGTCCATAAAAACTACCACCTGGCGCAGTTGTCTTTGCCCTCCAATATGCACCATTGCTATCTTTTACCGCATCTACGCGTATCGGAGTACCATAATATGTTGCAGAAGAAGAATATACGCCCCTAAACACGAGTGCGGGACTACTGCCATCTGCCCCATCTTCTCCATCTGCCCCTGCCTTAGACTTAGAAAAACTCTGCACCTTAGTTATAGTAGTCTCAACCGAATTAACGTCCCTTATCTTTATTGTGAATGAGATATTTCCCGAATCTGCCGACATGCCTGTTATATCACCATAACGTCTTGTATATGTATCAATTGTTTCGGGGGTTGAATCTGGCGTTACATTTGTCGGTGTTGCACTTACGTCGAAGGTGTTAGCTCCTGTACCATATGCGATAGGGGTGACACCTTTAAAGACTACAATGTCTGTCCCAGAACCCGAAAAGGATAATACAGTACCATCGTGTGCGGCAGGTATTGTATGTGCCTCATTGGTGAGGACAATAGTGTACCCATCTTCCCCATCTGTCCCATCTTTTCCGTTGGCTCCTGGCTTAACACCATAAATTGTCAGGACGTCTGTTGCCAATATAGGCGAAGAGGCTGAGCCAACCCTTATATTTACCTGGTACTTAACAGGCATGCCCGAAATGTTGTTGGGAGGTACAATAGAAAGGCCTGAATGTATGTCATTTTCTATTTGAACATCATTTCTTAACCACTCATAATATATAGTCCCTGTCACATTAAAAACAGTTGCCCACAGAAACCATGCACCGGAATCTACTAAATTACCTGAAGCATCGTAATTAAAAACCTGTTTTGTGGGGGTAAGAGTTACTGCGGCTCCACCACTACCCTTAGAGGCATATTTTGTCCAATAAACACCCTCTACAGGGGTATTAGTAGATGGTTCGTCGTTTATATATAACCATGTTTCGCCATTATATGTTACGGAATCCCCTTTGTAATAAACTGTTTCAGAAACATAAGCACCCCTGAAAGACGGTAATGGGAATGTATTGCCCGCTGGAGACTGTACCAGGGTGCCCTTAATTGTCAATTTTTGCGCATTAATTACATTCCAGTCGAGAAAGCTGTTAGCATCCCCAAAATGCACCCTATTCTGGTCGAGGTCAAAATAATTATTACCGTCAATAGAGCGTATCCTACCTGTAGTGATTATCCTTCCATTTACATATGTCATGCCATAGGTAAAGTCATAATCCCTGGCAAAAAAACCAGCAGGTGATTCCAACACGGAAAATAATATGCCAACCAAGAAATAATAATATCCATCTGCGGGTATGGGTTCTACAGTGAGCTGTTCGTCAGATAATAACCACTCTCCCGTAAGTGCTGTCTTTGAACATTTCGCATATAAATAATAAGCACTTTCAGGTATGAGACCTGTGACTGATAAGGGTTGACTAATTACCCACGTATATCCCAATCCTGCAATTTGCAATTGTAAATGTATAAGCTCACCACTACTTACGTACAGTGCGTTTTCATCACCCTGGTAATTAGGTTCTATTTTTGTTTTGTTAAGCCTAAAATCGGCGGATTTTGAGCCAACAGAAAGATGAAGCGTTTCTATAGAATTTGGACGTATGTTACCCCCATTGAAATATCCATCCGCATCGAAGAGTAGTTCTTCAAGTTGTGTTTGACGTATAGAATTGCGACGTGCTAACTCTGCAACATATATGTTAAATATAGATTCTGTACTTTGTGTTTTCGTCGTCTCTGCATTGACAATATTCCTTATAGATTTTAAATTTTCTTCCCTGGCGACAGATGTAACATAATCCCCAAGACTTGTATCATTAACTGCCCTTAATACAACACTAAATTCCCTTATCTCTTTATCATTTTCTGTTATGGTAACAGAATTGATTATTGTGGAGTCGTTTATGCCCAGGTCTTCATCTATGATGGGCATCATCATCCCCTCCTTTATCACTTCGGGGTTATATGCAAGATAAACGTTGTCTATGACAGGTTCGTAAATGAGCTGTTGTTCTTTAGCTTTCGCTAACTCCTCACATGCGGCAAGATATAATCTATTTTCTGCTATCCCAATAAACACTTCAGCCATAGATAAGTCGAGTAGGACAAATAAGTCCCCAGCGGAGATGTGGAAATTATTATTTGGAAACCATTGGTTTAGCGATTCGTCAGACTGTCGCACACATGTAAGTACCCATGAGTCACCGTCGAGGACTGATTTACGTATCACAAATTCTCTCCCTGCGCAGTCTCCAGACTTCATTGATATTTTTGCACTTTGTCCTGTTGTGTTAGCATATTTTACAACATCAAAACCCACCTGTTTGAGTGTAATGTTAAATGTGTTGTTTATTATATATTGTTGAAAATAATATGTTAACTCTCCTGCACTCAATGACCACGGAATTTCTATGTGCATGACATGTTCAGTACCACTTAGATATACTTCTGCGCTAATGGCTATAGCAAAAGTGTCGTTGTCATTTTCTGCTTCAAAAGTGAAATTTTCCAACATGAAGGAAAAACCATTTGATATTCTCTGACCGGAAAGTGCTTTTGCAGGGTAAGACTGTTCTCCATTTTTCACAAGCCATATACGCACCACACACGATTCCATCACTGCATCAGTACATGTGACAGAAAAAGTTTGGAGGGCAAAACGCGCCTCATATTCACCTTTTCGTACAAGTGTTTTTTCGAACATGGGTTGTAAGACAAACCTATAAACCCTCAAATCGGTCTCATCACTACTCTCCGCCCATAAATCCTCAGCCATCTCAGTACCAGAGCTTGCGTCACAGGATACAACTTCTATATAGGTGTTTTTTGAATCAATGTTGCCATCGTCGGATATTGTATCACCTATCTTTATCATATCCAATCTTTCGTCGTCAGCATATTCTGCCGAGGGTGACATATAAGTCTCACTGCCTGTATATGCTGCTATCGCTGTGCGCAACTCCCCCGCTGTGACATTCTCTATAGTAGGATATATGTCTTTCCTGTTGTTTGAGCCATCAAAAAAGATACTTGCTTCTCTAATCCCATATTTTTCAAAAGAAGTATCGTTAGCATCAACGTCGGGACTGTTACAGTCTATGTATGCCTTTAACACGTCTGGAGCACCATCTGTTGTACCCCATTTAGTGTACGGAATCATAAGGTTAGGGACATACTGCATGGCATCTATGAGTGGAGCCCCATTGATGTTGATATTGTTATAATATCGTGACGGAAGGTTTTTGTCTGAGCCATAAGCCCTCATCCTTGTTATTATAGCGTCTTCAGAGGTTATGTTTTTTGTTATGATTTTTAAACCATTACCCTGTCCATAGGAGAAATTTCCTGTAGAGTTATACGTTGCACCAATCTCAATTATGTGCTTTGCCGTTGTGGCATCATAATAATATTTATATCCCACACCCCACAACGAAGAGAAGAAAGCCAGGGCATTCCAACAATTGGTATTATCTACCTCAACATTGTAATATTCCTGTAGGTATTTGTATGTGTCGCTTGTCTCATCTAATTCAGCTTCCTTAACAAGCCAATTAGAATATAACCGGGATATGTTGGCATTAAGCCTATCTATAAGGTCTGAAGCCTTGCCATAAAAAGAAAACTTAGGTAATGAGGTGAAATGTATATTATTATCGGACAAGACAATATCTAAAAATGAAACATTTTTTATTATAGATAATTCTGACACAAATTTTACATTCTCATAAATAAATGCCTCCATATAACTTCCAGCACGTGCCTGTTTGGTAACGTTCGGTATATCCCTTAAAATATATTTATTACCATCATAATCCCAAACAATAAAGTCCCCTATCTCCCAATCTATCTTTTCAGAAGATTTGACGGTGACATTTAAAAATGGTATATTTAGATATGTACCAGAATATTGGAGCTTTTCTGCTATAGCCCTTATGCCTGATTCAACGGCAAGATACCCCTTATTGTCAACAATGAACTCTACTTCCCTTGCGGAAGTGTCCTGTTCATATGACAACTCACCATCAGTAGCTTCGAGTTCAAACGTTGCCGCAGGGGCAATACCCACCTCTTTTGTCTCCTCTACCTGCCCACTTGTCTGATTAAGATTAAAGATACTATTGTCGGCATCTTTTTTATATACATATATCATAGTGAAAGTATTACATTTGTTATTGGGTCATTTGTTTTAAATTTTACCGTAAAAGAGACCACGTCGCTCACATTAGACCTGAAGAATATATCACTTTCTATTTCTACAACCCTGCATTTCTGCCTTCCAATCTTTGCATATTCTGAATAGAGTGATATTTCCCCACTTATATACTCTATGAAGTTAGGTATTTTTATATTAGCTTCATCTTTTGCCCCTTTATATGCAAAGCCAACAGTGAACTCAACAGGCTCATAGGTTATCACTGAAGGTATATATTCATAGTCCCCATTTTGGTCGTAATATTTTGTTGAAGCAATATTCTTTGGTCTTGCATTTATCATTAGATAAGGAAAACTCGTTACCACTATGCCCCATTGCGCATAAATGTCCGTTACTACGTCGCCCTTTTTAATTAAGAATTTAGGTATTGTCATATCATCATATATTTAATTAACATAAGCCCTGACATTTAATTTGGTAGCCCCATTGGAGACTGTGAGGCTGTTAAGTTTATCCAATATAGCCTCTGTCCCTTTAGCACTCCTGAAAGTGTTTGAATTTATCATCTGCAATTCGGCAAGCCCATTACCTATTATGTCGTTTATATTTCCTATTATTGGCACAAGGTTTTTAACATCTGCCTTATTTGCTGCCACATCGGCACGAATACTATTGATATATGAAGCCAATAAGTTAGCTGTTTTCTCCTGTATGCCCTGTATCCCTGATGCGAAACTGCTGTCGCTACTATTTTGCCAAATATTGAATCCTGCTGCCTGTGATTCCTGTTTCCACCTTTCTGCCCACTCCCGTGCATTTTCCATGTCGCTGCCTATAGTAGAGAAGAAATCCTGTAATAATGTCCTCTGTTCTTTAGCAATATCTTCTGGGGTGAGATTTGTTCCACTGGTATATGTTGCCTCAATAGCGGCCTGAAATTTCTTTAACTTGTCGGCAAAGAATAAATCGTAAATAAGTTTCTTGCCAATATTCTCCATTGCTTTTGCTCCAGCATCTTCCAAAAGAGAAAAAGCGTCTATGCTCGTCATTGTGGACTGAACTATAGCATCTGTCATCGCATCACCAAAATCTCCAAACGTGTCTTTTATGTCTTCCCTGATTATATTAATGTTTTCATCATATAATTCCTTTTGTTTTATAAGATTTTCTATCTGTTTGCGCTGTTCGTCTGTTATCTTAGTATTTGTGTCCAGGAAAGCCTTTGCCGCCTCTGTATTGAAATCTCCGCTTATACTACCACCCCATATCTCGGGAGCAATATCAAACAGTGTTTTGTATTTGTCTTTTTTGCCAAGAAAATTTGCCCACCCCGATCGGTCTATCACTTTTATAGCCATCCTCTGTATGTCGGTATAGCCTTTCTTATAGGCTTCCATAGCTGTCTTAGATTCGGCAGTAGTTACCTTAAATAAATTGGCTAATCCCTGGGTACTTGTGAAGGCCAATAAGCCTTTTGACCATACCTCAGTATCTTTTCCTGGTGCTGTACGCTTGTTAATAAGGTTGTTATATTCCCTTATGGCCTTAACTGCGTTTTTGGCGGCGTCAGAAGCCATGGATAGATATCGTATGCCAAAAACTGTCTCATAATCTTCTTTCTTTATTGAAAGTAACAGATTTTGATATTGATTTAAAAAGTCTATTTGATTTTGTTCAAACTCATATTGTTCAGCTTTCGCTATCGCAAACGCATCTATAGTTTGGGTTATTATACTTGTGGCAGCTCCTATTATAGCCCCTATCCAGCCTCCCTCTTGTGCCCCCTTCCCAGCAGCAGACATAATATTCCCAACACTCTTTATTTCTTTCGCAGTCTCTGCCAATTTAGCATTATTTGTTGCTTCGGCAAGTTTGTCCATTGAGTCAGCAACATATAACACCATGTCGCCAGTTTCGCTTACGGCAGAGCCGAAATTTTTAACGGCCTGTGTCTTAAAGGCTTCGGCTTCAGCTTCTATTACTTTCTTTTCCTCTTCGGACATATCCTCCTTTATGGATTTTATCGCGTCGCGTGCCTTCGTCAGATAGTCATAGGCATTTGCAAAACCAGCAAGAGGATAAGCCCTTCTCTTGGCCATTTCTTCATCAATCTCTTGTATAGTTTTTTGGACTTTGTTTATTGCCTTATAGTCGCCTACCATCTTTTCAACATCTTCTGGCTTTATACCTTTTGGTAGTGTGACATTTTTATCACCAGAAATATACTTTAAAAGTTGTTTAGCATCGGCCATTATCCCTTTTAAGGTCTTTCTTGACAAATTGGCAGTGTCGGAGAATATTCTCACAAGTAATGGCGAAGTTTTCATAATGAGATTTAGCTCATCATCCATAAGCTCTTCCATTTGCTTATGATAATTGTCTGTCAAGACCTTTAACGACCGCTGTATCTCTTCATTCCCAGCCTGTGTATCATGCTTTTGTAATTTTTCCTTTTCATTTGCATACCACTTGTCCAGGTTATTTTTCTTTCTTTCAAAATCCGCATAAGTATCTAACAGTTTGTCGTATTCATTTTTTTGTTTTCTTTGATAAACGTTATTTTCGGCAACCGTTAGTCCCGTGATGATAGCAGCATTTTCAGGGGTAAGGTCAGTGTCGCTTCCACCCGATTCTTTCTGCAAATCCAATAATTCCTTCCTATATTTTTCTATTTGCTCAAGTCTTTTCCTGTGTTCATAATCCATCTCCTCAATCTCCTTCCTCCATCCCTCTTCCATAGCATCTATCCTTACCTTATTAAGTTCAAGTTCAAGTTGTGCAACGAGATTCTTTAGGTTTTCGGCAGCTTTTTTCTCTTTTTCTTCTGCCTCATTTTCTCTTTTTTCAATATCGGATAATTCTTTTTCTGTAAATGGGGATATATTAGCAGCTTTAAAAATGCCTTTTAAAGAGGCAAGTCTGTTTTTTAGTTCACTAACGTCTTCCC